CCATCTTCTGCGCCGCGATCGGCCAGTACCCCAATGCCGAACATGAAGCGAGCGAACACGACGGCTTCGTCATCATCACCGCCGACAGCGCCGGCGGCATGGTCGACATCCACGATCGGCGTCCGGTGACGCTATCACCTGAGCTGGCCAGAGAATGGCTGGACCCGGCTACGCCAACAGAACGCGCAGAACAAATGGTGCTGCTGCAGGGTGAGCCGACCGAAGCGTTCGAATGGTTCAAGGTGGACCGCGCAATCGGTAACGTGCGCAATCAAGGACCTGACTTGCTCAAGCCCATCGAAAAAGCACCCACGGGTGACCTGTTCTAATTAGGTGCAAGGGATTTCAGGCGTTCTTCCAACGCCGATTCGAAAATGATGTTGAGATTGTCAGCGTCCCCAACCCGCAAGGCGCCGACCGTCTCCATACCGAGCACAAAACCCTCGGCCCGTGCCCCGGCTTTAACAGCAACGATCATCGAATCTGCGCGCTGAATCTGCGCAAGAAGCCGGTCAGTCTCGCGCTTCATCTTGTCGCTCAGCACCACATTGTCCATGGACAGCACCCTCTATCTCGACATCCAATACATCACCAGCAAGACCACCGAGGTCCAACCAATCGTAATAAGGATGGAAAGACCTAATAGTCGCTTATCCATATGGGCATGTCTGTCAGTTCGGTGAATCGAAATGATGGGCTAACCTGACACAACCGACAAGAATGGCTGGAGGCCATCACGATCCCAGAGCGAAGTCATCTCCGACTCTAAAACAGCCCGCCTAATGCGGCTGGCACCCAGTTCATGATCACCAGCTCGCCGCTGACTTCGGCTTTCCCTTGGCGCTGATTGGTATTGCAATAGCGGATGTCCAGCGTTTCGAAATGGAAGCCCTCGAACACGCGGCGGATGTCCGGATGATCGTTAATGCTGACCATCACCTTACCTTTGCAGCGGCGCATGAAGTCGGCCATCCGTTCGTAGTTCTCGAACGGAAAGTCCACACCATAGCCAGCGGTCTGCCAGTAAGGCGGGTCCATGTAATGGAAAGTATGGGCACGGTCGTAGCGTTCAGCACATTCAAGCCAGGGGAGATTTTCGACGTAGGTGCCGGACAAGCGCTGCCAGGCGGCCGAGAGGTTTTCCTCAATCCGCAGCAGGTTGATGGCCGGGCCAGTCGTCGCGGTGCCGAACGTCTGCCCTATGACCTTGCCGGCGAAGGCATGGTGCTGCAGGTAGAAGAAACGGGCGGCGCGCTGGATGTCGGTGAGGGTTTCGGGGCGGGTCATCTTCTGCCACTCAAACACCTGACGCGAGCTCAACGCCCATTTGAATTGACGCACGAACTCTTCGAGGTGGTTCTGCACGACGCGGTACAGCGTGACCAGGTCGCCGTTGATGTCGTTGAGGACTTCGACCGGTGCTGCCTGGGGCCGCATGAAGTACAGCGCGGCACCGCCGGCAAAGACTTCGACGTAGCATTCATGTGGTGGAAAAAGCGGGATGAGGCGATCGGCCAGGCGGCGTTTGCCGCCCATCCAAGGGATGATGGGTGTGGACATAGAGAGCAAGACCTTTACTGTATGGATAAACAGGTGCTAGGCTCGCCGCGCTTCGTGCACGGAGTAAGAGCCTTGGCTGGACTTGCAGGGGCAATCTGCAGGGACGGCGACCGGGTTGGAGGTTGACGCATCCACTCCGGTCGCTCTTTTTCACTTCGGTGTTGAGACTTCTTTGGCATAGGCCTGGCAAGCCGCCAAGGCGATCAATCCTCGATCGCCGGCATCGGTGATGCCGATAATTCGTTGAGCATGCGCTGGGTCAAGTTGGGCTCTTGAGGGGCCATGAACCACGCCGCCGGTGGCGGTGGTGGCTGGCACTGAGCAGTCGTTGGCTGACTCGGTGGCGTCGAGTAGGACTGACAAGCGCAGATCAGCAGTGGCAAGGCGGTCGCGCAGGCGACCTTGATCACGTTGGGCATCGCTCATGGCTCGGTAATGGGTTTGTTCGCTGGCTGACAGTCGCTGCTCGAGCGCCAGGCGTTTGTCTTGCTCGGCACGTTGTTGTGCCGCAACGGCTAAGGCCAATTGGTTGAGGCTTTCCGCCTGCAGGCGGGCTTGTTGCTCCAGCTGCTTGCCGTAGCGCCAGTCTTGAACCTGCCACGCGATCGCGGCAGAACCACCGACCAGCACCGCCAACAACACGCCCATCGCGAGCAACCGATACGGTGCCGGGATCAGGTCGACGAGACGCATAGCACCGCCCTCGCCCGCCCCCACAGTTGCAAGCGATCTTGCAAACCATTCAGTCCACCGTTGATCCGGCGGGTGATGCTATTGAACTGGTCACGGTCGGCCAGTTCGTTGAGGCCGTTTTGCGCCCAGAACCAGGCGGCGGATTCGGCGGCCCATTGCGGCAACTCAAGCAACTCCGGGGTGCGCAGCAAGCGCTCGTCACCGAACAGCGCCAGGCTGCAGCGCAGGTAGTTATTCCGGCCGGTGATCTGGATCAAGCCGCGACCACGATAGCGCTGGCCATCGCCGTCGGCTTCCGGGGTGTTGCCCAGCTTTACGGCCAGATTGCCGGTGTCGTACTTGCTCAGGTACTGATCGCCGCCCAACTCGCGGACGTACTGCAGTTGACCGGATTCGTGACCCAGCTGGGCCAGGAACGCAGCCTGACGTTTCGGCGTATTGATTTGCCGGTGGGCCATGGCGGCGTTGAGTGCGGAAACAAAAACGCCCGCTTGGCGGCGGGCGTTGGGCATGATGCGTTGTAGCTGTTGCTCAGTGATGGACATACAAACTCCAGACATAAAAAAACCGCACGCGGCGGGTTAATGGGAACGCAAAAGCATTAGCCGAGATTGACGACCTTGACCGGCTTCACCTCCTTTTTTTTCTTGCCCTTGGCTTTGGCTTTACCCTTGTTGCCACCGTTGCACTCGACCGTGGTCGACCAGCCGGCTTGGGTGTAAACCTGCTCGACCGAATCGGCCAGATACTCGCCATCGAGCCCGACCTTGAAGCCCTGGGCATTGATCGGCCGCTCGGCGAACAGATCCGTACGGCCTTCCATTTCGAAACGCACCCCGGCGCCGGAGCGATTGAACGCCGCCAAACGCGCCTTGGCCGCTGATTCAGCAGCGGTTTTGTTCGGGTGAATGTGCCGATCGGTATGCACCGAGGGCAGGCCGGCCGGCGCGTCGTCGTTGTCCAGGGACACGACTGCAAGTTTCCCGCCCTTTTTGTCCTGGTGTTTGGTGGCCACCTTGCCGTGCGTGTTGCGATCGCCCAGACGGAACTGCCAACGGCTGACATCCTTGCGCGTGATGGTGATCGCGCCAAAAGCCTTGCCGCTTGCGCTCTGTCCACCCTGACGCGGCATCACCAACAGCTTGCCGTCCGCGACCTTGGCCGTGCAGTCATATTGCTTGGCCAGGCGCGTGATGAAATTAAAATCGGACTCGCTGAGCTGGTCCGCGCGGGCGACTTTCGTCGTCACCGGGCACCCCGGCTGCCAGCCGTTACGGGCGGCGATATCGGCGACGATCTTTGACAGGGGCACGCTCTCCCAGCTCCCGCTGCGAATGGTCTTGCCGCTGCCACGCATGTCGCTGGCCTTGCCCTTGATCACGATCGTATCCGGCGGACCCGATACCGTGATTTCGTCGACCACGTAACGACCCAGACGAGCCACCCCTGTCTCGACATAGCCCAGGTAGATCTCGATCCCCGCACCGCGCGGGGGCAACGTCACCAGACCGTCACGGTCATCAATGCGTAACTCGAATTCATCGGAGTCCATCCCGGGCTTGTCGGTGGTGCTGAGCTGGATCAGTCGATCATTGATCAGGCCGGTGATGTCGGCACCATCGGCGACGACGCGAAACATGGGTGTCATGGTGTGCGTCCAAAAGAAAACCCGCACACGGCGGGTTGGAGGGAATGGCGTTACGCGTAACGCGATCGCGCGCCGGCGGTGACTCCGGACGGGTCAGTCCCAGAGCGTGACTGCTTCCGTGACCGGGGTCGGC